ATCAGCGTGAACGGCTTTTTTCTATTCACTATCCACCATCCACTATCCACTATTTAATATCAGCCTTCACCGGTTGAGCCGTAGCTCATCTGCCAGAAGCCATAACCACCCGCCGCGCGAGCTTCCGCGCCGAACTTGAATTTCTTGCGGTTGAATACGTCATCGGCCTGCTCGCTGGTCTGCTCGACAAATACCGGGGCCTTGCGTTCCTGATAGATGAACGGCTTGACGGGCATCTGCGTGCAGTGCAGGAACCACGCGGTGGTGGACGTCAGGCGTGGATTGACGATCAACTCCAGCGTGTCCTTGTAGGGATTGGGCTTGTCGTCTTCGAGTTTGTTAAACGTGCAAAGCATCCGGCCCACTTCTTCCAGCGCCGGAGGAACTTCCAGGACGTTGGGTACCAGTCCCAGTGGACGGCCTTCATCATCTTTAAAACTCATGATGGCTGTGCGGCCTGCGCCCAGCGAGGCTTTAGCCAGCGCCACGGACGCGGCGGACAACGCGGCGGTGCCCTTGTTGGATGTCGAGGTCTTCGCTTCGCCGACCGGATGGTCGGTGTCGTAGAAATACTGGCTGTCGTAGCATGCGCTGGCGAAGGCGTTGTTTTTCAGGTCGGCCACGATTTCGTCGGGCAACTGCTTGGCGCTGTATCCGCCCATCTGCGCCTGCGGCGCGTAGATGCCGAGGTTATCGTCTTCGATGTCGTTGCGGTCAACTTCGACGGTGGCTTCCCAGTCGTCATTGACAACGGTGTACTTGAACGCTTCAAATACTTTAACGGTTTTGTCGCCGATCCATTTTCGCATTTTGGGGAAGAGGCTCAGCCAGGTGTAATCGTTCTGGCTGGAACCGCTGGGAACCTTCATTGCCGTTTTTTCCCATTGTGCGGGTGCGGCGTCGAAAGCGTTGTTGAATGTGGTCTTTAGTGATGTAAAGACCGCCAATATGGTCGCTTTATTAACTAACATGGATTTTATCCTCCTAAAATTATTTTATGTTTTAAATCCCCCTCTATCCCCCTTTAAAAAAGGGGGAAGGGGGTGCTTCGTTTAACCCCTATGAAGTAAGGAGTTTCTTCTTGTACTCGATCCAGGCGGCAAGCAGGATCACATCGTCGGTGCCCAGTGTGCCGTCTTTGGGTTTGATGGTGAGTTCCACCGCCGCAGGGTACGCCGTGAGGTTGGCCAGAGCCAGGGTCAGGGTGACTTCCTGCACGGTCTTCGCCGTGGCATTGCCGGTCATTGCGCCGGTATCGCCGCCGAAGGTATCGTCCGCATCATAGGCTGCGCCGACATCATTGTTGTAAGCGGCCACGGTAAACTTGGTGGCGTCACCTGCCGTCGCGCCGGTTTTAGCCGCGAGAATATGCAGTACCATGTTGGCCGTCACATCCGCGTCAGGCGGCATGATGACTTTGCTGCCTACCGCGCCGGGCGTGGCATGATTGTTCCAGCGGATGCCCAGGCCCTTTGCTGTAACGCAATAGCCGGGGACAGTGCTGTCGCCGTCTGAAAACGCCGCCAGTGCCGCGCCTGCGTTGGTGATATTGGGCATGGGCACGGGGATAACGCCTTTGGCTGTCAGTAAACTCTGATAGATTTCGGCCAGCGCATCTTCCACGTCGTCGGCATCGGTGAAAGTACCAGCGTCGGCGATGGAGATGGCCGAAGCACTGTGCGCGGCGGATGTATCGGCAATGTGCGTGGCGACGTCAGCCTGGCGGATTGCCGGTTCGATGTCGACCCAGGCATGCGTGGTGTCGATATAGCCGGCAATAATGCCGCAGAAAATATCGTGGGTGGTCTGGGCCGCCACATCGACTTTATCGTCTCCGGCCAGAAATACATTATCGCCTACGTTAGCCTGCGTGATGGTGTGGGCCAGTTCCATCTTGATGAGCCCACGACGTCTCACGACGACAGTGAGGTCGCCATCGTTGCCGTTCGTGTTATCGGCATAATTGAGGGCGACGCCCTGGAAGATCAGGCCTGCCGTGTCGGAGCCGGGCACCAGATAACCGTCGGCGTTGACGGCCACCAGCGCGCCCGCGAATATTTTGTCGCCGTCATCGACCGGGAAGGGCAATTCAACGCCTTCCGTGTATTCCAGCTTTTTGTCGGCGGTCAAAGCGCCGCGCTGACCGGTTAAAATTCTGCGGATGCGCCCCCGCGAATCAGTCGCCGCTGTGAGCAGCAGGATCATCATCGCTGCGAAAATAATTAATGCAAAAATGTACATTTGAAGCCTCCTTCTTTAATAGTTAATGGTGAATGGTGAATGGTGAATGGTGAATGGCGAAAAACTTCACCTTTCACGTTTCACTTTTCACACTTGTTTTTTGTTATATTTTTCAAACGTGTCCTGATCGATGCCCATCTGCCGGTTGACTTCCGCCTGCGCTGCGTCGGTGACAACGGTGTCCGTGTCTTTGGCAACGATGATCGTCTCGACGGGGATCACGCTGCCTACCGGACGCGACAGTATAATTTTTGTGAACTGATCGGGATTGGTTTTAGCCAGATCGCGCCCCCAGTCATCCAGTTCCTTCGGCGATGTTTTGCCTTCCTTAAGCGCCAGCGTGATGAGATCGTTTTGTTTCATCTCGGTGATCTGTTTGGTCAGATCGGCAACCTGCAAGCTGAGTTTGGCCGCGATGTCTCCCGGCGCTTTCAGAGACGCGATAATCGCAATGGCTTCATCCTTGCCCGCGTCCGGCTTCGCTCCCATCGCTTCCAGCAGTTCCTTGCAGGCAATGACCGGCGGCGCTGCTTCAAGCGTTTTAACTTTGTTGACCAGGAGCTGGACAGCCTCGGTGATCTTCTCCTCGGCGGCGTCAGCCGCGAGACCTAACAACTCTTTCAATTTTTTCATACTCAAATCCTCCTTGTTGATTTGCTCAAAATTTAATTTCGCCACAATCGGTTCAAGATTGTTGATTGCGGGCGTGTTGGTTAACGCGACGTTGATGAGTTTGAATATTTTCCGTTCGGAATCGGCGAGAAGCACCGGTGAAAAATAGCGATATTCCCGATTGGTCAAATATTCCTTCGCCTTCTTTGTCCATTCAACAAGCACCCAGAGGCCTTCCTTGCCTTTCCAGGCGATCTGCTTAATCCATCCGGCAGCGGGAGCCTGCTCGTCCGTTAATGTCTGGTGTTCGTAATCAATGACCATGTCGAGTCCGCGCTGCTTGAAAAAAGAGATGATCTTCTGAGCGCCTTCCTCATCAAGGTATATAGGTTCGTCGCCGTTGATTTCGATTTTGCCTTCCGGCAAAACCTGAAATTCATCAGGCGCTCCGTTGACTTCTTTTAAAACTGCAAGAATAAAATCCATTTTTCACCCCCACCTTAATCCTCCCCCCCTCAAGGGGGAGGAAACTTAAATCTTAATTACTTAACCCTTCCTGCTTAGATAATTCCTCATGCCCTCATTGAAGGCCTCGTCAACATTCACTTCCGCAACGGCGTCCGTCACGAACGGCCTGCCCTTCATGCCCTTAACGGATTTCACCGGATGGGCCGCGCCGGGCCAGAACAGGGCTTTCTTTGTTTTCGGCTCGATGCGCTTGTGGTATATCCCGAATAGTCCCGTGCCCTCGTGCACATAAGCCGCATACGGCGCGGTGAACGAGATTGTGCCTTTGTTTCCGTCAGCAGATACATTCGATGTCCGCGAACGCGCGAGGTTCGATGTTTTCTTCGGCGCTTTTTTAACCGCCAGCGCTTCGACAGAACTCACCAGGTTAATCATGCCCGCGCGGCGCATGCCGTCGTAATCGCTCTGCAGAGCGTTATTAATAATTTTGATATCGGGATTAATTTTAATGTTTACGTCCATCAACGTCTCCCCATACGCTTAATGACTATGCCCTTGCAGTTCGGGTGGTACGGCGGCAGCATGGCTTTATCTGCAAACGCCTCAATGTTCCCGATGGTCGGTCTGTTTGCGGATATTTCGGCAATGTATTGCTCCGGCGATAAGTCCATCTGCCGGGACATGTTTTTGTAAGCGAGATCCACGGAGATAATTTTGCCGTTCATGGCCTGGCAGAATTCGCACTCCTGCGTCGGTTCATAGATTTCGATTTCGGCGACGCCGCCTTCATACATCTGCGCCAGCGCGGCGTTGTTTTGCACTCGCGTGACGCTGGTATTGATGATGCGGCCCACCTGGTAGTCTTCCAGCTCGGCAAGCTTCTGGCCGAAGAGATCCCTGAAGGCCTGGAGGTTTTCCGGATTCTGCCTGCCGAATAATCCCGCGCCGTTTTCCATGTACCGTTCTTTAAGAAAACTCTGCGCCGCCGCTGAGGCATCCGGATTCTGAACCCATTTGGAAATATAGAAATTGTCCATTTTAGACATAAAATTAATTGCGCGGAAATCCGGCCCGCCGAAAGAAATCGCAGCGGAGGGATTGCGAAACGTGTTGTAGATATCCGTTACAGCCGCGCTGATCGTCGCTTCCGGCACAACGCCGACGGACGTGTTGAGAATCTTTTGCACGGCGGAGGTGAATGCGGCTTCGCCGGGCGGCACCGACTGATCACGCAGATAGGCTTCAATCTCATCAAGAGCGCCTTCTCTTGCCGTGCCCA